GACCGATCAGCTGCAAACTTTGTTAAATAGCCATATAGCCCAGCAGAAAGCTCACCAGTTATGCTATTAAACAAGCGAATCTTACCGTCCCACATTTTATTTTTATAAGCCGGCATAAACTTATAACCTGGTACATAGAACGAAAAGTATTCAGAAAGTTCTTGAGCAACACCTCGACTGCAATCAATATTCATCATACTATAATTCGTTAATTTAACCGATAATTCTTCCATTAACCACCTGCTTCAAACTGTTTCCATCTTATAATATTACCAATAGTTTGATGTCTCCACTTTAATGAGTCGACAATTTCTGTAAGAGTTTCAAGTATTGTTTTGTAATATTGTATTTTTTCCTCTGACTTCTGAATCTCTGGATCCGAGTCATAATAATAATCCATTTCACCTTTTAAAACTTTTAATCCATCGAATGGATCTGGTTCCCATCCTCGTTTTAATATAGCTTCTTGATCCATCTTACCATTATAATAAAGCCATTTTTCTTTTAGTAATATTTTTTGATTAGCTTCAGCACGCTTAAGCATAAGTTTTGCAGTACCCAACTTCTGTAGGTATTTAGCATGTAATTTCGGAGTGTCACGTGAGGTTGTGTCTAAACTATTATTGTCAATAACACAATCCTCTTCCCATTGGGAAAGAATCGATTGCAAGTCCATAATAAAATCCTAGTTTATTTAAATTCAAAATACGAATAACGAAAGGTGGCCGGATATACTATATATTGATCCGCTCCGGATGTAGCTTCAAACTGAACGAGGCCAAGCCCAGTTGGAATGCAGTCGTGATATATGACTTGTCTTGTCACATTATTATGACTAGATAATATTGATAAAGTAATATCAGCTTCACTTGGCGGAATAGCATTAGTTCCCATTGTAGGTGTAACATTAGATTGCTGAGTAATTCTATTTACCCAATTGTACATTTCAGTGTATGAATTTAAATTTTCATCTAATATGATCATACATGTTAATTCACCAAAATTAAGTTTATCTGCTGCAAACGGTATATTCGCTACTCTTTTAAATGGAAGCTCTGCAGGAGTAGCTGAAACCTCTGGGTGCAGTACTGATTGACAAAAGAATTCAAGATTAGGAAAGTGCTTACGACTAATACTCAGCTTAAACGCATTAGGCTGAAGTATACTAATATTAGTTAAATTACTTTCATTAGTGGTAGGACTAACATTTACAGTAACACTTGGTCTAAGCTCGGGCATCTATCACTCCAAATCTTTATTCTATTTATATAACTTAAAAGCATAAAAAAAGGGGCGCCGAAGCGCCCCAAGATTAGATCGGTTAACCCGATTCTTATTGCATGATGTTGTCTACACGGAAGATTCTGTAGTACTGGTTTGAACGAGCAGTACCCAAACCATTGTTCGAAATCGCACCAGGTACGAATGGGTTTGCAGCCATACCGTAACGAGTTTTGAAGCCGATTTTTGGCTGGAAGTCATTCTCACCAACTGCACGTACCATAGTTAGCGGTACGTATGGGCAATAGAATACACCGGCGTCATATGGGTTAGTACCCTTATAACCAACAGTTACATAATCGCCAGTTGCATATGGATCGATGTATACTCTCATACGACCGTTCAATACGCCTGCGAATGTGTTTCCTGTGTCATCTACATTCAAGTTAGTTGACAATGCTGGAGCATAATCCAAAGCACCTGCAGCAGCCAAAGCTGAAGCAACGTCTGATGAACAGATGATGAAGTTACCTTTACCGCGACGTGTTTCTTTCGCGATTACGTTAGCTTCACGATCCAACTGTACGTGCAGACCTTTGAATTTTTCTACTGACCAGCGGCCATCAGCGTCTGTTGACAAGTCAAAGATACCGTTGATTGCTGTTGAAGCTTGAGAAGCACCAGTTTTAGCTTGTGAGTTAATCGTACGGATTACTTCACGGTTGATTTCAGCCAAGATCTCTGTTGACAGAATGTTTGACAATTCTGTCTCAGCGTCCAAACCATGGATCGCTTTAAGGTCTTGTGCCAGCTCCAAGCTGTACTCGGCTTTCAGTGCGCGAGTTTTCGCTGTCACTGTTTGCTTTTCAATGGTGAAGCCCATGTTGCGGAATGCACCTGACAATTCGCCATTTGCAGTTGTCATACCATCACCGAAAGTGATTGGTGTTTTACCGCGGTCGTTGTCGATTGAAGAATCTGAGTTAGAATCTGTCAAACCTGACAAGCCTGATGGATCTGCGCTTTGTGTATCAGCTGAATCACCTGCATATGTGGTGTCTGCTTCGTTAAACAATGCTTCAGTTGCACCAGTTGTACCTGTACCGTAACGAGCTTTCATCGCGAAGATGAGGCCTGTCGGGCCAGCCATTGGCTGAACACCACACACATCGTATGCCATCATGTTCGGCATTGCACGACGTACGAGTGAGATAAGTACTGGATCCCAGTTAGCAGCAGATGAATTACCTACTGAAGTAGCTGGTGCTTCAGACAAGAAGTTTGCTTGTGAGCGCTCTTCGCGCAAAGCTTTTTCAGTATTCTCTAGAATAACTGCTGTTACTGAGCGACGGTGTGCGTCGCTAATGTTTCCGGCTGACTCTTCGTTCAATACCGGAGACCATTTCTCTACGAGACGATCATAAGTTTCCATAATTGGATCTCCTAATTAATGTTTTGCTTTACGAATTGCTGCAAGATATGATTCCATTACGCCGGAAACTTCTACAGCAGATCCATCCTCATCAGTTGATTCTTCTGAAATAACTGATTCGGCTGTTTGTTTTTTGAAATATGACTCTTTGATAGTTGATACTTTTGAAGCAAAGGTATCTTCATCATCGAAATCAATACTTTCAACTAATGACTTAAGCTTTTCAACTTGAGTTTCAGCTAGATCTTTTGACGCTTCACGAATAACCGCTTCGCGCTGATAACCTTCTAGCTCTTTTTGAAGCTCAATTGATTTAGCAACTGCGTTATTGAAGTCTTCTTCAAGTTCTTCGTTTGCAGTAGCAAGCTCGTCAACGAGGTCTACTTTAGATTCTGGAACTTCAACATAAGATTCAGTGAACAAGTCTTTCAACTTACCCATGAAACCTTCTGCGATTTCGGTACGAAGACCGGATTGAATCGCAAGTTTGTTTTCTTCCATCCAATTCTCAACAACATAGTTGAGGTAGCTATCAACTTTCTCGACCATATCGGTTTTCATTGAATTTACTTCCTCATCAAGTTGAGTAGCATATTCTTCTTCTAACCGAGTGATCTCTTCAGAAAGTTTTGATTTTACTGCAGCTTCAAAAATTACAGCTGTTTTGGCTTTAAACTCATCGCTGAGTGTTGCCTCAGATTCCACTAGAGCATTCAAGTCTTCACTGAAGTCCCCATTAAAATCGATAGACTCTGCTTGTGGAGCAGCTGCTTTTGTTGCGGCAGGAATAGGTGCTTTATCGCCGGCATCCTTGTCGCCCTTACGCTTTTTAGCTTTAGGGCCTTTATCTTCGGCGGCATCAACAGAGGCAACAGATTGTGCTTCTGCGTTTGCTGGATCGTGAGCTTCTTCGATTTCCTCGTCGAGCTCTACATCCTGGTCGATTTGATCAGTCATGTTGATCTCCTATTATATTTTTTGTTTCATTAACGAGAGGAAATTCTTGAACTCACGAGTCTGAGTCTCATAGAGATCAGCACGTGGAGCTTTCTTAATTTCAGTCTCCATTTTTTCAATTACTTGAGCTTCTATAACACCATTGTTCCAGACCCACTCTACACCTTCCATAATTCCATTAACAAAAGCTGTCGGAGCAGATGGATCTTGTACGATATCAACCGTATTAAGAACGAAGTCGTCTTTGACGTACATAGTATTATTTCTTTGCTCAAGGCTACCCATACCACGAGTTGAGACACCAAGTTGAACACCGCCATCTAGTAAACCTTTTACTATATTACCCATAGGTGTATCCAAAATTTGTGCCTTACCCACAACATCATTTCCCTTCCAATTAAGTTCTGTGATCTTGTGAGATACTTTATCCAAGTTAACAGTTGGCCCTTCAGGGTGATTTAATTCACCGACCGCTCTGTTCTTGGAAACCTGTTCAGTAACGTATTTATCGACCGCCTTTTCCATGATAGGTCTGGGATAAATTCGTCCATTTCTATTCTTTGCTTCTGACTGCATAAAAATGCCTTCAATGAAATGATTCTTACCACCATCTTTTCTGGCTTCAGTAATCACCTCGATATTTTGATCGTTATATTCTGCAATCAGTTTCATTTGTTATCCTTTATACTGGTTTATAAACTCTTTTCCCATTTTCTCAGCTTCTTTCTGAGTCTTATAGGAATCTAGTTTTTCACCGTCTATATAAGCAGTAAACATATTTTTTTCTTTATGAATCATAAGCTCGACTTTGCCAAACTTCTTATCATAGACATGCTCGCCTGGAGGCATGCCCTTTCTTATTTTTTCTCTTAACTGTTTAAATGTATTCATTGTTTTATTTATACTTATTACTGTTTTAAGAAATTTTATTACTCTTCAGGCTCTTCATCTGACATATTTTCTACAGCTTCCTCATCCGCTTCAAATTCAGCCATTTCTTCATCGCTTAAATCAATTTCAAGATCTTCTTCAGAAGTTGTATCATCTGCTTCAAGCTCGTCAGCTTGATCTTCACCATTAAACATCGCATCAGCCATACTAATTTTTTCAGCTTCTAATGCATCATGCATTCTTGAACCAATTAGTTCATTAAAAATTCCATTAGCCGCATTATAATCTTTTTCATATGCGGCATCAATCATTGCTTGTAAATCGCCCATTGTAATTTCCTTATTCTGGATTTATGTGGTCGTCATCAGCGCTAACTTCACCACTTTTCATTTCATCATCAATTTGATCTTTCATTTGTTTTATATCATCGTCATCAAATTGTAATACGTTTTTCATTACCCATTCTTTAGAATAAAATTCTCCAACATATTGCTGCATAATATCAAGAGTTTGTAATCTCTCTCTTAAAAGTTCTGCATCTTTAAGTTCAGTAAAATGGTTATCTCTTACATAATTAATTTTAATATCATTAGACCAGTTATTCCAATCTTCTTCAGTGATAATCCCTTTTAACAGCAGCTGCTTCTTAAGAATATTTAAAAAGAAATAATTAAATCTTGAACGTAGCCTATCTATAAACTTTTGAAACTTTAGTTCATCTCTATTGATTTCAGTGGATCTTCCAAGAGAAAACTGCGATTCTTGCTCGAGTCTATTAACAGGTACGTTTAATGCTCTATATAATCTTTTTTGAAAATAGACGATGTCGTCGATTTGTCCAAGATTTTCGCCGCCTGGAAGTGTAGTAATTTCTGTTCCACGCCCACCTTCGCGACGAGGGAGCCAAAAATCTTCAAGCATCGACATATGTTTGCGATCATCTTTTATGTTTCCCGTAGAAGCGTCATATACTAGTTTATTACGGTACTTAGCCATAATCTGTTTCATATACTCTTCGGACTTACCTTTTGGTAAGTTGCCAACATCAATATAAAAGATTCTACGCTCCGGAGCTCTAGCTAGTCTGTAAATCACTAGCGAGTCTTCCATCATGCGCAATTGGTTGATAGGCTTTAAGCATTTATGCAAATGCGAAATAACTTTCTTTCTACGTTCATCTAATAAACCAGATGTTACGTAAGAAATAGAATCAAGGGTTAGTTTAACTCCTTGCTGTACTGCACCCGGTTTATCTTGGTAAATATAAAACTCGTCAACCTTTTTAATAAGCTGAACACCAGTTACAGGATCTTTATCTTTTTTAACTTGTTTTACTTTGCGGATTTTAGAAGCATCGATAGGTCTTACTTCTTGAATGCCCATCTTCGGATTTTTTTCGTCAATAACTAGATGGTGATACATTCTTCCATCTACGTACCATCTTTTGAACATATCATGTCCGTGCTCACCGAACTGAACCATTCTATAAATATTATCAAATTCTTCTACAATTGATTTCTTAATAGTATCAGGAGCTTCTACCTTATCTAAAATAAGAGCAACTGACTGTTCATCTTCAGATGAAGTAATAGATTCATTAATAATATCTTCAACAGCAGCATCAACTTCAGGATGAGTTGCCACTGCTCTATATTGCATAATTTGTTGTTGTTCGTCTTTTGTTTTATTATCTCCGTCGATATCGACGTATGTGCCATAGTGTGCACCAGCAGCCGTAACATAGCCAGCTCCATCTTCATCCAAAGGTGGAACAATAGAAGGTAGCATTTCTTTTTCTACCTTGCGGGCTCTTTTAATTTCAAAACCAAATAATCTTAAACTGTTATCGTCTGCCATAGTAAATTCCTAAAATATATTTAAGAGGGACTAAAAAGCCCCTCTTTAACTTATATTTATACTACCTTATGTAGTAGTGTCTGATTCCCAGTATTGGAAGTTAAACTCTACTTGGTACCTTTCGATTTCATTTTCTGCAGCATAACTGAGATCAATTGGTGATAATGCTGTTGGAAATGCTCCACGTAAATTATACGTTTTGATCACTTCGCTAGCTTTATCTAATTGCTCAACTTTTAAATCTGATTCATATGAAAGCGGGTTTGCAAGGCCTGTATTAGTTGTATGAGCGTTCATGCCGTTCATCCATCTTTCCATAGCATTGCGAATTGACATCGTGGTGTCATTGATAATTGTTACTGTCCAAGGTTCGAAAGTACGATCCCCAGCCATTTTCAATCTGCGCCCTCTAAAGGGAACTTCAATAAGTCCTAATGTCGATCCAGGCAGCTGAGCAGCTTCACACATAAATGATGTGAGTTCTGCGTCACCGTCTGCATAGGCCGGAAAGTTGATAGTCGCTTGAAATAGATTAGCTCTAGCGCCACCACCTGCCATTTTGGCCTTAAAATCATCAACTCCTAAAATAGCCATTTGTTTTCTCCTTCAGCGCTATTATACTCTACCAACAACTTCGTCGAAATCGACACCAGTTCTAGTAGCTACAAAGTTCAGTGTAATGAAGTTGATTGAACGAGCTGGCTTGATAAAGAGAGATGCAACAAATTCGTTTCTGTCAATTACGGCTGCAGTGTTATTTGTTTCGTCACAAACAACTCTGAAGTCTGTAATACCACGACGACCTTTGATTTCTCTAAGGAATGGCTCTACGACATTAACAAATTCTGCCCGTGTAAATTCATCATTGAATTCAAACAAGACATTTTGTGCAGCTCTTTCCACTGCTCTTTCAACAACCAAGAACAATCTGCGAACGTTAATACGATCAAATGCAGATGGTTTCATGAAGTGTGTTTTATCACCAAACAGAGTAATACCTTGTCCAGGGATATTTGCGATAGGATTAATACCGACTTTATATAAAGCATCGCGATCAGCTTTAGATGGATTGTAAGCTAAATTAGCTACACCAAGCAATGCTCCACGGCGATAACCCGCTGGAGAATACCATGCGCCATAGTTATTATCCGTGGCTGCCATCAGGCCTGCGACACCGGCCGCACCAGGAATAAATCTATATTTGTCATGATACTTATCATAAACTTTTAGAAGGTTATTATCTACTACAAGATAAGATGAGCTAGGTAGCAAATTAGAAAAAGCAATCGCGTTAGCATTTGCCGCTGCTTTATTTTCTACATCTGCGGTTGATGGTGAGGTTAGTGCAACGCAATCTTTTCTTGTACTAGCGATAGTATTTGCTTTTTCTGCAACTGTTTCTTGATCAGCTCGAGTTGCCATTTTTGGAGCAACAATAAAGTCTACTTCAACCGTATCTTTATCTTGTAATTTTTCCATTGAAGAATTATAATCAGTTGCTGCTAAAGTGCCAGAGTTTGCGCCATCTGCTAAAGTAACAGATCTTACATCGTCTTGGGCAGCATCTGTGTAATTGGTTCCACTGGTTTGCGAGGACAGAGTACTACCAGCCTTTGTTGGGAATAAATCTGTGCCAAAGCCCGCTAGATAAACATATTCAGATCCGTTATTAATTGCATCTTGAATATTAATATTGGTTCCATCGTCTCTCTTACCATCAGCGGCGATAGATGTGAATCCAAATGTTTCGAGTACTGCACCTGAAGTACCTGATAGTTTTCCATCTGCATCGATAACTACAACGTGCATTTCGTCATTAGTTACGCCAAACTTTGCTGCTTCTGCAGAAGTACCAGGAGCACCATCGAAATAACTCTTATATGCCCAATTATCAAAAGCGGAATCGTTATTCCCACTATGAGGGCATGTTTGTACCTGAATTGAATTACCCAGTTCTCCTGGATATCTTGCGATCCATGTATTTCCATCAGAATCAAGAGCACCTTGTTGCTGTTGAAAATGTGTTAAATTATTAACTATTGGATCTGTTGCATTTACTACTGCTGTCGCATTTTCAGCTGCAGTATCAGTAGCGCGCACAACTTGCGCTGTTCTTGAGTATTGTAAGAAGTGAGAAACGGTGAGATAATCTGTTGCAGCATCATCTAAAGGTTGTCCAAAAGTCGACGCTAGACTTCCTTCGTCAGATATTTGAATTGCCTCATCCACTGGCCCCCACTGAAAGTTTCCAACAAAACCACCGGTAGTTGATTGTACATTGGGGACTGTACCCCCAGAAAAATCAATCTCTTTAACGGTGACCGCTGGAGACTCAGAAGTCGTAAAAATTGCCATGACTTTGTCCTTTTCCAGTAACGTAATTATATGTTTTCATAATACGGATATTCATTACTAGTATTTATAATATTAAAAATTCCTATGATTTGGGTCATAAGCCCAGCCTTCTTCGGGATTTCCGATAGACCAAGCATCATCTTTAGGTATAACTTGAATTTCATCTAATCCGTCTTCTATAAACCCAAATGGTACTACGTCATCTTCTATTTCTTTCATTCTCTGTTCGAACATCATTTGCTTTAAATTAATATCAGTTAAATCTGAAAATACATTACTTGTAGCAAAATACCCAAACATAACCAAGTTCATCATTAAATCATCGTGGTTGCCATCTGACGCTTCATACGATTGCCCTCTAGCTACAAACGTCGATATTTCCATGATTGTATTTTCATCGTGCACTATTAATTTTTTCTCTTCAAGAATATCTTTAATAGCTGAACAACCAATCCGTTTTACTTTACGAGTCATTTCAATACCCAGCGCATTTGCCTTAACAGCAGACTCTACGTGCATATTTTCATATTCTAATTCGTGGTATAATCCATTACATACGACCCCGCCTTGATCATTAGCTTCTATGATTACATAAGCTTGATTGTATAAATTAGCATACTTATAAATAATATTCGGGAAGAGTAATGGAGATATAGTATTATTGCGATAAACAGCAACCTGTTCAAAAGGTCTTGTGCTAATATCGATCACATTAAATGTAGAATAATCCTGTCCTCTTCCCCTCGAAACATCTACTGTCATTATATAGTCATGTTTCTTTTCAGGTTCTTTAAATATAGAAACAGAATTTTGTTCTAATCTTTTATCAGGTTCTTTTGCTCTAAATTCTAATAGGGTATTTCCCGATATAAGTGTATCACCAGTTCCAAAGAAAGTATTACCAAACTCTTGATCAAACTGCAGCTGAGAAGTATTTGCTATAGTCTCTGCTTTCCAAGTTTCATCACGACCTGGAACGTCCCACCAATCTACTCTAAACGGGACAAAGTCATTTGTCTTTTGAACAGCACCTTCCCAAATTTTTTGGAACATATTACCAATACCATTCGCAGTAGATGTAATAATAATTTTAGATTCTGTACCAGAAGAAATAACTGGATAAGTTGAAGTATAAAACTCTGCAGCTCTTTCGACAAATGCAAACTCATCGAGATATAATAGGTTGACAGATAGACCACGAATAGAAGATCCAGAAGTAGCAGACGCAATAATGCGACTATTATTTGAAAATTCTATAGAACCTTTATTTAAAGCTTTACAACCAGGCTGAAGAAAGAACGGGAGATTCTCAAGAGTAAGTGTAACTCTTGCTAACATCTCTCTGGCAGTAGCACCTTTATTGGCTAGTACTGCAATAGTTTTTTCTGGATGAAAGACTGCGAACCATAGCAGATAGACTACACTGGATATTGATTTACCTGATTGCCGACAGGCCAGTACTATATTAAATCTATTATCATTGAATTGTTTAAACATTTTTTCTTGATAAGGATATAATTCGAAAGGAACTAATCCAACATCAAGCGAAATAATCTTACAATATTCGGATGCAAAATAGGCCGGATCTGTCATACATCTGGCATATTCTTTTACTTCTTCATTTGTCCAGTTCTGTACAACCCCGTCTCTTTTGATATTAGGGTTGCCGAGATAAGTATCATTCATGATCTATGATTTTTTCATCTTTTAATAGTCTTTGTAAATCAGTAGTAGATCCAACAAAGACGTTATTCGTTGTTTGCGCTGCTAGCGCCTTTTGATTATTGGGTTTCATATCGTGTTTTTTCTTATGAAGATCTAACAAGTTGCCATTAATATCTGCAACGTTTTTCATCATATTAGAAAAGACTTCAAATGCTCTTGGATGTTCTGTAGCTCTTGCTACTTCCATCATTTCGTCTAATGCATCAGATCCTTTAATTAATAAATCATGATAAGTTTGTCTTGCATATTCAAAATCATTATCTGTTGTATCAGAATCCATTACGAACTATCACCCATAAATGTTATATCAGTTGTAAACCCAAAATCACTATCACCTAAACCTATAATGCTTGACGGATCAGGAGTTATTGTTATTCTTTCTATCTTTTGATCAGAATCTAATAATCCGCTTTGCTGATCAAATACATTAGTAATAGCAGAACGAATAATACCTTTTTCTGCTATTGGTCCATAGAAATTGACTTTCATTTCAAAATCTAATGTATATATAATTGTTCGTCTTTGTTCTAAAGAACCTTCAAAATCATCGGAGAATGTCACGCCAGTAATAGTAATAGGAACATCTTCTTTTAATTCTGGAAAATCTGCTAATGGTTTAATAGTTAAAGTATATTGTGGAGAAAAGAAAGGTAAAATCTGTTCTACAATCTGCAACGCGTCATCTTGTGTTTTAGCATAAGCATTTAAAGAAAAACTTATAGTATAAGGTGTATAGCTATTAAATTTATTTCGTACAAGATTAGTAGTACCTTGAGTAATAAAATCGTTATTTCTTTGAAGTTGCCTACCCTGATCATAAGAAACTCCTGTAATTTCAAATGACATTCTTGGTAATTTTAGAGCGACCTTAGTACTGCCAGGTAAATC